TACAAGGCGACGGCATACAACGAAATAGTGATTGGAAGCGATCCGGTGCCGGTATCCGAAGAAACCAGACCTCTTCTGCTGGCGTTTCTCCACGCCACGAAGCTGGAACTGGAACGGCAGGCCCGCGGTATGGGGCTGGAGGTGCGGATCGGCGAAGAGGAATCTGATGAGGAGGGAAAAGACGATGAATGGGACGCAATGGCTGTTTTGTGACAGCGAGCTTGAGGAATTTATCAACGCGGCGATTCCGGGAGACGATGACGAATAGGAAAAGCCCGGCGGCAACCGGGCTTCCAGAGGAGGAGAGGCAAGGAGATATTTTCCTTGCCTCGAATTATACCACGAGGGAGGTAATCGCATGGCAATCAATCTGAAACGAACGAGCACCATCGCGGCGGACGGGGTGAAAATCCTCGTCTACGGACAGGCGGGAGCGGGCAAAACGTTCCTGATACAGACGCTGCCGAATCCGGTGATTCTCTCGGCGGAGGGCGGGCTTCTAAGTATTGCAGGTACAGATATCCCGTACATCGAGATTACCGGCATTAAAGACCTCCACGAAGCGTACCAGTGGCTGACGGGCTCGGACGAGGCGAAGGGCTTTCAGAGCGTGGCGCTGGATTCCATCTCCGAGATTGCGGAGGTGGTGCTGAATGCGGAGAAGAAAATCGCGAAAGATCCACGGCAAGCGTACGGGGCCATGCAAGAACAGATGACGGACTTGATCCGCGCCTTCCGCGATCTGCCGGGCAAGCACGTGTATTTCTCGGCGAAGCTCGAAAAGACGCAGGACGAGATGGGGCGCCTTCTCTATTACCCCTCCATGCCGGGGAACAAGACCGGGCAGCAGTTGCCGTATTTCTTCGACGAGGTACTTGCCCTTCGCGTCGAACGCGACACGGACGGGGTGGTACAGCGGGCGTTGATGTGCGAGGGCGATTCCTCCTGGCTGGCGAAGGACCGGAGCGGGAAGCTCGGTCAGTGGATGGAACCGGATCTCGGAACGGTGATTCAAACAATTGGAGGTGTTGCAAATGGTTAGAGGCTCGACGGAGGTTCAAGCCCTCCACGTGAAGACGCGAGAGGAAGCCCTCGAACTCTGGCTGCGGTACAAGGCCGAAGAGGACCAGGCGGTCACGCGGCGCAGGGAGATCGAAGCGATGCTGGCGGCCGATATCCCGGAGCAGTGGGAGGGCTCGAAGACGACCACGGAGGGGCGCTTCAAGGTGAACGTGATGCGCCGCTTCACGCGCAAGGTGGACGGCGATCTATTGCAGGACATCGCACGCGAGAAGGGGCTGATGGACCACTTGTCCACGCTCTTCCGGTGGAAGCCGGAGATCGACGCGAAGGCGTGGCGGTTGGCGGACGAGACGGTGACAAAGGAGCTTGCCGGGGCGATCGTGACGACGCCGGGCAAGCCGTCATTCAAAATCGAGGAGGTAGCATAAGATGGCGCTTTTGGGACAGGAATACGTAGTCAGCGAATTTCAGCCAACCAGCTTCGACCCGATCCCCGCAGGGTGGTACACGGCGCGGATTACGGATACGAAGTTGAAAAAGACGAAGGCTGGTAACGGCGAATATCTTGAAATGAAGTTTGACGTCACCGGCCCCTCCTACGAAGGGCGCTGCGTCTGGGGACGATTCAACCTCAAAAACCCGAACCCGAAAGCGGAGCAGATTGGACAGCAGCAGTTTATGGATTGTGCCCGCTCCATCGGTCTCGACAGGGTGACGGATTCAGATGAGTTTCTCGGCGGGGCGCTTCAGATCAAAGTGGTGGTCAAGCCCGCAGACGGACAATACGACGAGAGCAACGACGTGAAGGGCTTCAAGCCGCTCGAAGGCGGCGCAACGATGCTCAAACAGGAGCCAAAAGCAGCCATGAACGTTCCCGCGCAAGCGCCCGCGACGGCTCCGGTTGTCAAAAACGGAAACGCTCCGTGGCTGAAAAACAAATGACGGCGATTCCACAACCACTCCACACTATCTCCGCCCTCATCGATTCCACCATAGCGAAAAATCCCGAGGGACCGCGCCCGCACCTGGGCGCGTCCCTGCTGGGGCATCCGTGCGACAGATGGCTGTGGCTGACGTTTCGGTGGGCTGTGATAGAGAAGTTCGAAGGCCGGATGCTTCGCCTCTTCCGGCGCGGGCAGGAAGAGGAGGAGAAGATCGTCTCTTGGCTGACGCAGATCGGCTGCGAGATCCACAGCACCGGAGGCAAGCAGGCGCGGGTGGATTTCGGCGCGCACGTATCAGGGAGCATCGACGGCATCATCGAGAAGGGTGTTCCCGAGGCTCCGAAGAAGCGCCATATCCTCGAATGCAAGACGCACTCATTGAAGTCATTCAAAGACCTCTGCGACAAGGGTGTGCAGGAATCGAAGCCGCAGCACTGGTGTCAGATGCAAGTCTACATGCACGGCACCGAGATCGACCGCGCTCTTTATTTCGCCGTCTGCAAGGACGACGACCAGATTTACACAGAGCGCGTCCGATACGACGCGGAAGCGGCGAAGGCTCTTGTGGAGCGAGGCCGAAGGCTGACGCTTTGCGAGCGTATGCCGGAGCCGTTGAGTACAGACCCGACGTGGTATCAGTGTAGGTTTTGCCCGGCGCACTCGTTCTGTTTCGATACGAAACTGACGAAGGAAGTTAACTGCCGGACCTGCGCTCTCTCCACGCCGACGGAGGACAGCAAATGGCTATGTGCAAGGTACGGCAACGAGGAGATTCCGGTATCCGCGCAAAGAACCGGATGCGACGGGCATGTACTTCATCCCGATCTTGTGCCGTGGAAGTGGATGCCTTCTGACGACGCTTTTTCAGCTGTTTACGAAATAAACGGTGAGCAGATCAGGAACGGCGTCGAGGACAATACCACCCACTCATCAAAGGAGCTTTTAGATTTGGAGGCGTGGAAAGATGGTGACTCTGAGGGATTACCAACAGCGGGCGATTGACGACCTGTACCGATGGTTCCAAAAAGGCAACGAAGGCAATCCTTGTCTGGTGCTTCCGACAGGATCGGGCAAGTCGCACATCATAGCGGAGTTCTGCAAGGACGTAATCCAGAACTGGCCGGACCAACGAATTCTTATCCTTACTCACGTGAAGGAGCTTATCGAGCAGGATGTTGAAAAAATCCTAATGGCATGGCCGACCGCTCCGCTCGGCATCTATTCAGCCTCTATTGGAAGCAAACGTCTGGGCGAGCCGATTACAGTGGCCGGCATCCAGAGCATACGAAAACACGCCGCGAAGGTCGGGCATATCGATATCGTCATTGTCGATGAAGCGCATTTAATTTCACACAAGGACGAAGGCGGGTATCGGACATTCCTGAAAGACCTCCAAACGATCAATCCAGCGCTTCGAGTGATCGGTCTAACGGCGACTCCGTACAGACTCGGGCATGGGCTGATTACCGAGGGAGACGCACTTTTCAACGACCTGATAGACCCTACTTCCATTGAGGAGCTGGTGAGCAAGGGCTACCTTGCCCCGCTTCGCTCCAAGGGAACGGACCTCAAACTCTCCACGGAAGGTGTTCACAAGCGCGGTGGTGAATTCATCGAAAGCGAGCTGCAAGCTGCCGTCAATACCCGCAGTCAGAACGAGAGGATTGTCCGCGAGGTGATAGCACGCGGCGCGGACCGGAAGTCATGGCTTTTCTTTTGCACCGGGGTTGACCACGCTCTGACCATGCGGATGGTGCTGGAAGAGCACGGCATCAACGCGGCGTGTGTGCTCGGAGAAACGCCGAAAATCGAGCGCGAGAAGATTCTAGAGCGCTTCAAGGCGGGAGAGTTACGGGCGATTACGAACGCGAACGTACTGACAACGGGCTTCGACTACCCGGACATCGATCTTATAGCAATGTGCCGTCCTACGATGTCGCCTGGGCTGTACGTGCAGATGGCCGGGCGCGGCATGAGGCCGAAGTCACACTGTAAGGACTGTTTGGTTCTCGACTTCGCGGGCGTCATTCAGACGCACGGACCGATCGTCAACGTCAATCCACCAGCGAAAAAGGGCGGTAACGGGACGGGCGAAGCACCGGTCAAACTCTGCGAACAATGCCAGGAACTTGTACCGCTGGCGACTCGAATTTGTCCTGAATGTGGATGGGAGTTCCCGGTGCCCGCGCCGCCGAAATTAAAACTCCACGATGACGACATCATGGGACAGGACAATCGGATGGAGGTACGCGGGTGGGCGTGGCGGCGCTACACATCCGCGAGCGGAAAGGAGATGGTGACGGTCACGTATTACGGGCGCGAACTCGGGAAGTCGGTCACAGAATATCTCTGCCTGCTTCACGGCGGGTATGCCGCTGAAAAGGCCGTGCGTACCTTGATGGGCATGGCGCGAAATAGCGGGGCGGGAATCGACAACCCATACGATCTGGATGAGGTAGTGGAAACGATGAACAAAGTCCCGGCTCCCGTTGCAATCTCCAAACTGAAGGACGGCAAGTTCGACCGCGTGACGGCGAGGTTTTGGAATGACAGCAAAGCCTCCTGAGCACATCCCGACGGAGCACGAGGAACAGCGGACGTTTGTGCAATGGTTCCGGCGCAAGTTTCCGGACGTGCGGATCATGGCTATCCCGAACGGCGGCGCTCGCAGTCCATCGGTCGCCTGCCGCTTGAAGGCCGAAGGCGTAGCGCGGGGCGTACCGGACGTCTTTATCCCGGCATGGCGTGTGTGGATTGAGTTGATGCGGGTGACCGGGGGGCGCGTGTCGCCGGAGCAGCAATCATGGAAGAGCTATCTTGAGAAAGAGGGCTATACGGTGCTCATCTGCGCCGGGTGCGAGCAAGCCCAAAGAGAGGTGGGGGCGTGGCTGATCTTACAAAAATAATTAACGGGCCGTGGATCGTCGAGCCTCCCGAGGCGACGCCGCCCGAACTTCAGCTTTTGAAGGCGATGGACGAGGCCGGGCTGAATCCGCCCGACTCCATTCACATCGACGGACGGATTCACCGCTTCAATCCGGACGGGAAGCCCGGCAACAAATCGGGCTGGTACGTAGTCTACCCGGACGGGATAACCGCCGGGGCGTTCGGTGACTGGAAGACGGGACTTACACAGCATTGGTGCGCACAGGTGGGGCGCGAACTCACCCTGTACGAGCGGATAGCGAGAGACAAGCGATATGAAGAGGCGAAGGCCGGGCGCGACGCCGAACGCGCCCGCACCGCCGAAATTGTCTCCGAGACGGTGGCGGACATTTGGAACAACTGCGCACCGGCGAGCGCACAGCACCCGTATCTGCAACGCAAAGGGGTACAACCGCACATTGCCCGCGTCTCCGGAGACGGGAGGCTGGTATTGCCTCTCTACGACGAGAAGGGTGAGCTTTCCACCCTCCAATACATCACCGGCGACGGCGTAAAAAAATACCACACCGGAGGGGCGACGAAAGGCAAGTATGCGGTACTTGGCTATCCCGGCGACACGGTGTATATCGCCGAGGGCTTCGCAACGGCGGCATCGATCCACGAAGCGACGAAGTGCGCGGTCGTCATCGCCTACACCGCAGGAAACCTATCGAACGTGGCCGGGCTGATGCGCGAGAAGCACGGCAACAACCACAACATCGTCATCGTGGCGGACAACGACGAGAGCGGGACCGGTCAACGCGAGGCGACGCAGGCCGGAGAGCGCTGGAACATGCCGGTCATAATCCCTCCGATACCCGGCGACGCGAACGACTACGCGCAAAGCGGGCACGATCTTCTCCAGCTCCTTCAACCAGATTTGGACGACTGGCTGGTGCAGGCGGACACGTTCTGCGAGATACCCGCGCCTATCAAATGGTTGGTCAAGCGATGGATTCAAGAGGACGCCTTAATTATGGTTCATGGTCCAAGCGGGAGCGGGAAAACATTCGTAGTGCTCGACTGGTGCCTTAGAATCGCCGCCGGGCTGCCAAGCTGGAACGGCAACAGGGTGAAAGATGGGGGCGTCGTCTACCTCGCGGGAGAAGGTCACTGGGGACTGAAAGCGAGAGTTGCCGCGTGGAAACACCACCACGGGATAAAGAGTCTCACTATGTGGCTTTCACGCGACGGATGCGACTTAAACACCATGCAGGGGTACCGGAAGGTGGTGGATCATATTCGGGCGCTTCCTCACCCGCCGCGCTTAATCGTAGTGGATACCTTGCATCGATTCCTCTGCGGCGACGAGAACAAAGCCCAGGACGTGAAGACGATGCTCGACGCGTGCGCCGCCCTTATGCGTGAATTCGGGTGCAGCGTGCTGCTGGTACACCACACTGGCGTATCCGAAGAGGCGCAGACGCGGGCGAGAGGATCATCGGCATGGCGCGGAGCGTTGGACGTGGAAATCAGCGTGATCGGCGGCGGCGACGGGAAGCCGCTTCAACTGGTGCAGCGGAAGCAGAAGGACGGCGAACTCGAACAGCCTGTATGGGTGGAGCTTCACGACGTATACATCCCGGGTTGGTACGACGAGGACGGCGAGCGGGTGAAAAGCGCCGTCGTGGAACCGTGCGACGCGCCGCAGGAGGCGAAGAAGGACACGAAGCTCGCCGAACACAAAAAGATGTTCGAGCGGGCATGGTTCGCCACCGGGAGCGCGATCGTTGACGGGCGTCCGTTCATCGACAAAAAGAAGCTGCTCGACTTCCTGATTCAAGACAACGGCATCACGGAAGGGACCGCCAGAAACATGCTCAAACCATCCCACACAAACAAGCTCATAGGGTATCTAATGAACGGTGAAGTAATAAAGCAAACGGGCGACGGTTGGAGCGTTTTTGATAACACGTTTTTGAGCGTTTTGTTAACAATGAGGTAACAAAAACCGGGACTAATTAAATCTTTCACAATATACCCCCTTTGTCCCGCTTCGCGCGATTCGGGACAAATTGCGGGACAAACCTGTCCCGGTCGAAAAAGTCGGTAATTGCAAGGGTTTATAGAATTCGGGACAAAAGGCGGGACAGGTAGGGGGGGCAAGGCAAACGCTTCGGGACACGTGGGACAGGTTATTTATAACCTGTCCCGTAGTCCCGGCGGCTTGCGGAACTTTTTTCTTGTAAACATTTTCCAGTATGCGAGGAGGGTAAAAACCCAATCATGGAAGACAAAAAACAAAAACTGATATCCCTCAAAGCCGAACTCGAAGAACTCAAGGCAAGGCTCGAAAAGACGCACAGATGGTCCTCGGAGTATCCTTCATTGGCGTCGCGGGCCGACGCGCTGGAGAAACGTATCGCACGGCTGGAGAGGAACATCCTCCAGAACGCCGGGCAGGTGAGTTTGTTTTGACACGCCCGCACATCATGCGCGTCGAGCCTATCGACTCCGGCGAATCCGGATACAGGCCGCCGTCGCGGGAATGGCTGAAAGGTCGAAGGGCGAAGCGTCTTAGTTTTGAGCACTTGTTGGACGAGGAGATAGAGAAGACGCCCTTCATGCGCGCGCCTCGAATCCCTGCGCTGGTACAGGTGGGGGCGCGATCCGGAGCGGCGGATGGTGAGGACGCCTAAAAAGGGGGTGTGAGCGGGTGATCGAATACTTCAACGAGGACTGCATGGTGGGCATGGCACGATACCCTGACAAGCACTTTGACTTGGCGATTGTTGACCCGCCGTATGGGATTGGAATGGCAGGCGGAAAAGTCGGAAATTCAAAAACAGATTACCATCATTTTGCTGGAAACGATGAAAAAATTCCAGATAAAAAATATTTTGACGAGCTTTTTCGGATAAGTAAAAATCAAATAATATGGGGAGCTAATTATATGATTAAATACTTAGTGCCATCTAGTAGTTGGGTTGTTTGGGATAAAGTGCAACCTGAAAATTTTACTA